TGCGCATGAACCTCGCCGGCTATTCGGGCGAGCTGCGCATGGCGCAGTACACCTTCGAGACCACCGCCATCCGCCAGCTGTTCCGCTCCCGCGAGCGCCGCCGCTACGGCGCGACGAAGCAGGTCTGCACCAATTCAGCCTGGTGGCGGCAGGGCATCTACGACCAGGCCGCCAGTACCTTCACCCGGAACGGCGAGACCTGGGAGGTGGTGAACGGCATCCCCGACCGCATGCCCAACGGCCAGGTCATCCCCAACGGCAACGTCCACTGGGTGCGCCTCACCCAGTTCTGGATCGACATCTTTCTCGAGCCCTACTGGGACCGGGTGACCGCTACCACCACCTTGAACGGCCAGCAGGTGGCTCAGACCTTCCTCAACTCGCAGGACGGCTGGCTCACCCAGGTGGGAGTGTATTTCAGCCGGAAGGCGGCTTCGGGCGATGTCCATGTGCTGGTGTGCGAGACGGGGTTCGGCATGCCCGACCTCTCGCGGGTGATTTCCCGGACCGTGCTGCCGGTGGCCGACATCCAGGTCGGGGCCATAGCCGCCAACGCCGCCCTTCCGGCGCTTCTGGAAACCACCGTCCCCATCATCCCGGCCTATCTGGTCTCCGGGCGCCGCTATGCCATCGTGCTGGTGACCACGGGCGACCATTACGTCGCCATGACCAACACCGACAACGGCATCGTCCAGGGCACCTTCTTCGTGTCGACCGACGGCGCCTTCTTCGCCGGCAATCTGGTCGACGACCTCAAGATGCGGCTCTACTTCGCCAAATTCGAGCGCTCCCGCCTCTCGGTCGAGCTGAGCCCCCTGCAGCTGGCGGGTGGCATCCTCGATCTCGACATCCTGAACGAGGGCATCACGCCCCCGGCCTGCCGCACCGATTTCGAGGTGCAGGTGAACGGCGCCTGGATCCCGCTCGACGGGGCGCCCAATGGCCCCAACCTCTCCGGCCTCCCGGCGATCCTGCCGCTGCGTGTCACGCTCACCGGTACCACCGACCTGATGCCGGGCTTTGGGCTGACCAGTTCGCAGGCGATCGTCAGCCGGTCCAAGACGGCCTTCACCTGGGTGGGCGAGACCCGGACACTGGGGTCTCCCACCACCAGCATCAAGATCATCACCGATCTTCAGGCCTTCGATGAGACGAAGCACGATTGCACCGTGACCTTGCTGACTGGCGCGGACCTGACCGGCAGCGAAACCGCCGATGTGGTCGAGGACGTGCTTCTCGCCAACGGCGCGATCCGGCGCACCTCGGTGTTCAACCTGACGGCGGTCAGCACCTATGCCGTCAGGATTGTCGGATCCACGACCAGTGCCGCCGATCAGTTCCTCGTCGCGGAACTGATCGAGTTCGCCCAGTCATGAGTGGGGCCACCATGAGTATCGGCATCCTGTGCAGCCTGTACTGCATGCATGTCACGGAGAACGCCTGATGCCAAGCAAGCCCACCCATTACAGGATCACCGTCAACAGGCCATTGGAGGTGGCGAACGCCCGCTTCCGGCCCGGCGCGCGCTACACGGTCAAGGCCGTCGTCCACGATGCGCTTCGCGAACAGGCGGCGGATGCCATCGCCACCGCCGAGCCCATGCTGATGGAGTGACAGCGCCATGTTGAGGTTCGAGGATCTCCGGGTCCGCGACAGCCAATCGCTCGACCGGGACTTCTTCAACCGGCGCTTCCGGCTGATCGCCGAAGCGTTGGGGCAGCTGGGAACCGAGGTCACCTCGGTTACCACCGACACCGACCGGCTCGTCACCCTCGGCCTGACCCGGGTGAACGAGGTCCTCGGGCCGCTGCTCGCCCGGCTGCAGGCCGCCGCGGCGAACGGCTTCCTCGTCGCCGCCTCGGAGTCGCCGCTCACCGTCACCAGCAATCTGCAGTCCACACTGGTGATTGCCAGCGAAGCCGAGCGCGATCTGTTCACGCCGACGCCTTACGTGCTGCTCACCCGCCGGGCGGAGGGCACGGAGCATGATTATGCCGTGCTGCGGGTCGAAGGCTATGACCGCGCCAGTGGCGGCCTCGCCTTCGAGGTGGTGCTGGTCAATGGCGCCATCGGCGATGCGGTGCAAAACGACTGGGTGATTTCGGCGACGGCTGGCATCAGTGTGGCGGTGCTGGAGGCCGCCACCTCGGTGCAGGCGACCCTCGCACTGGCCCAGCAGGCGGCGCAGGATGCTGCTGAAGCGGCGGCCACGGCGGAATCCGTTCTGGCCTCGGGCCCTGTCTCGTCGGTCAACGGCCGGACGGGTGCCGTCGTGCTCGGTATGTCGGATATCGCCGGGCTGGTGAGCGCGCTCGCCGCCAAGGCCGACAGCAGCCATGGCCACACCATCGCGCAGGTGTCCAACTTGCAGGCGACACTCAATGCCATCAGCGATGGCGGAACCTACTGAGGAATGAGAGCATGACGCAGTCGCTCATTGCCCAGCTGTCCCAGAAGCTGTCCATCACCGCCGTGAAGGACATCGAGGTGACCGGCATCGTCGAGGACGGCGCGGACGGCTGGGTCCGATCGGTGCGTTTCTACGGCTCACCCGCATCCGGTACGAACAAGGCGCTCATCCTCGAGGTGCTTCTGCAGTCGGCGGAAAAGACCGACCTCGCCATCACCACGCCGGAGATCGACTTCTGATCCTGGTTCATCGCCGTTTCTGATTCGGCCCCCAATTCACCATCGCACGTTGCACGGAAACTCCATGCGGCGGGCTCTTGTCATGGAGAGACGTGATGTCCGATCCGACCTTTGGCATTTCGATCACGCGGATCGACAATGAACCGCGTCCCGCCGTCTACAGCGACATGTCTGTCGTAGGCCTCATCGGCACCGCGCCCGAGGCTGATCCGGCGGTGTTTCCGCTGGATACGCCAGTGTTTCTCTATTCCGACGACGCCGCGAAGCGCACGGCACTCGGCACGCAAGGCACGATTTCGGATGCGCTGAACCTGATCAATGCCCAGCTGGGCGAGTTTCAGGTCGCGGCCAAGGTTGTCGTGGTGCGGGTGGAGGAGGGCCTTACCGCCGATGCGACCATCGCCAACATCGTGGGGGACGGCATCTCCACGGGGTTGGAGGCCTTCGTTCAGGCGGGGCCGCTGCTCGGTGTCATCCCGAGACTGCTCTGCGCGCCGGGCTTCACCAGCCAGCGGACGGGAACCGATGCCAATGCCATCTGTGCCGCTCTGCCGGCACTCTGTAACAAGTTCCTTGCCCACGCCGTGGTAGACGGCCCCGCCACCACCGAACAGGCGGCCATCGATTGGCGCGAGACGATTTCCTCGAGCCGGCTCATTCCTGTGGATCCCGCCGTGCGAGTCATGGCGGGAAGCGAAGTGACAGTGATGCCGCTGTCGCCGGCCGTCATCGGCATCGGCGTCAGGCGCGATCACGAGAAGCAGGGGCGTCCCTTCCATAGCTGGGCCAACCAGCCGGTCGCAGGCATTGTCGGTCCCTCGCGTCCCATCAACTTCTCGCTCACCGATGGCGCCACGGAAGGCCAGCGGCTGCTGTCGCACAATGTCGGCGTGCTTCTGCGCGGCGAGCTCGGCGTCGAGACGGCCATCGCTTCCGGCGGCTTCGTTTATGTCGGCACCGACAATGCCGGGGAGGACGATCTCTGGCGCTTCTATAACGTCACCCGCGGGCGCGACTACATCCACCTGATGTTCCTGCGGACCCTGAGGTTTTATCTCGGGCGCTTCAACCTCACCGGCCAGACCATCCAGGCGGTGCTCAACACCATGGGCTTCGCCATGCGCGACCTCAAGGCCGATGGCGACATCCTCGGCTACGAGGTCAAGTTCACGCGGGACCAGAATTCGCCGGAAGAGTTGCGGCAGGGCCGCTTCACGGTCAGTTTTGCGGCCGAAGAGGCGCCGGTGCTCCGCTATCTCGGCATCCAGTCCGCGCGCTACCGGCCGGCCCTCGATGCGCTGCTCGACGACCTGCTTGCCCAAGTCGACGCCGTCTGACGCCGCACGCGAAAACCCATCATCGAACTTGAAAGGAAAGCATCGTGAGCGGACTTTATGTCATGGAGGCGGGGAATCTGTTCTGCGGCGATCACGATCCCACCGCCTCGAAGCATCTCACTCTGGCTGAACTGAAGTTGCCCACGCTGCAGGAGATGTACCAGGACCACCATGCCGGCGGCTCCCGCGTCCAGATCGAGGTGGCGGTCGGCATCCAGAAGCTGGAGCCCACCTTCAAGCTGAACGGCTGGGATCCGGATCTCCTCACCCAGTTCGGCCTCGGTTCGTCGCGCCAGAAGGTCTTCACCGCCTATGGCGTGATCCGCGACAAGCGCACCGGCATTGCCATCGAAGCGAAGGCCATCATCGAGGGGCGCCTCGGCAAGATCGAGCCCGATGCCTTCCAGCGCGGCGAGCTGCAGGGCCACGAATACGCCATTAACGAGGTCATGCACTACGAGCTCTGGTTCAATGAGAAGGAAAAGCTGTTCTGGGACTTCTTTTCCTCCGAGTGGCGCCTCGACGGCGTCTCGCAGAACGATGACGAACGCCGCATCCTGCGCGTCCAGCGCTGAAGGCTTGGTTTTCTGGAGACGATTACATGACTGACACCGCCCGCGTGAAGCTCGTCCGGCCCATCAGGGTCGAGGAGCGCATGGTCACTGAAGTCACCATCCGACGCCCGAAGGTGAGGGACCTTCGCACCATGGAGAAGATACGCGAGCCGGGAGGAACGGACCTCGACCAGGGCATCGCCATGGCCGCAGCGCTCTGCGACCTGCCGCTGGATGCCATGGACGAGATGGATGCCGCCGACTTCGCAGCGATCTCGGAGATGCTCGGCGGTTTTTTGCCCAAGGCACCGGCATGAGCAACTGGCGCGGCGTCGTCGCCGATACAGCGCATGTGCTGTCAACGCCAGTAACTGCGTTTGATGACATGGACTGGGCCGAGGTACTGCTGTGGCACGCCGAGGCCCGGCGGCTGAGCGGGCCGGTCCGGCAGTCCTGATCAGCCAGCCTTACGCCTGGGTTGAAGCGCCTTCAGCGCATGTTTCGGGTCGCGGTTCAGGATGCGGAAGAGGGCACGCGCTGCCGGATCGATGCGCACGCGGCCTTGTTCCCAGTTCCGGAGCGTCGCCACGGGAATGCGCAGGGCTTCCGCAAACTCGACCTGCGTCATGCCCATGTGCTCGCGGATCTGTGCTGGAGGCACATCCTCGACGAAGGTGCCGGGCGCAGCACCCGGATCCTCGCCGTCCTCCCGCATGTGACGGGCAATGTCCTCTTCGCTTGTTGCCGCGATCTTCGCGCGGTCCACCTTGGGCTTCGACGCCTTGATCTGGTCCAGTGCCATGCGTGCCATAACGCGCGCTCCTTTTTGTTCGCAAGCCGGGCCGAGATGATCCAGCGGACATCCCGGTCAGTATAAATCACAACGAGTACGATTCAGTCGGCCTCGCCGATGGCCTTCACCCTGACCTCGCCGTAGTCCTCGCGGTCATCGACCTCAGTGAGCACACGGCCCAGAAAGATCCGGCCAGCAAAGTCGAAACCGAAGCCGAGCTCGGCCAGGTTCTTCTCGTGCCTGGCATCGTGCCAGTCGAACTCCATCCGGATCATATACGCTATCTGCGTAGTCCCGTCAAAGAGAAACTGCGCTGGCAGCGTAGTAGTTCCAGAGAGGTGCCATGGCGAGCCAGACCACCCAGCTCATCGTCGAACTGCTCGACCGGGTGTCGGGTCCGGCGCGCGGCGTCGCCAACAGCCTGCGCGGGCTGACGCGCACGGTCCGGGACGCCACTTCGGCACCGATCACCATGGCCGACCGGCTGGATGCCGCCATCACGCGGAACAATCGCGCGCTCGACGCGGCGCGCGGGCGGATGCTGGACGCGGTCGGCACGCTCTACGTGCTCAAGAGCGCCTTCACCGTGCCGGTGCAGGCGGCGCAGGAGTTCGACCGGGCGCTGGCCGAGATCGGCGCCAAGGGCAATCTCACGGCGGAACAGATGACTGCCATCGGCGCGGCGGCGAAGCGGACCTCCGCGCAGATGAACCAGTTTGCCACCGACATCGTGAGAGCGCAGGACTTTCTCGTCGGCATGGGGCTCGATGTCGATCGAGCCACCAGGGCCATGCCGTCCATCGCCCGGGCCGCGACCGCCACGGGGGCGAGCCTCGAGGACCTGTCGAAGGCGGGGTTCGCCGCCATGTCGAACCTCGGTGTCGCCGCCGAGGGCCTGGGCAAGTCCTTCGACATCATGGCGGCCGCCGGCAAGGCGGGCGGCTTCGAATTGCGCGACATGGCGCAGTACCTGCCGTCCATCACGGCGCTGGCCAGTTCCAAAGGCATGGAGGGGGCCGACGGCCTCGCCCAGATCGCTTCCGCCCTGCAGATCGTGAGAAGAGGTGCAGGCGACGCCTCGGAGGCTGCCACCAACTTCAGCAACATCCTGCAGAAGATCAACTCCAACGACGCGATCAAGAACTTCCGCAAGAAGGGCATCGACATCCAGAAGGTGCTGAAGGACGCGAAGGCCAACGGCACGGATCCTCTGGAGGCCTCGCTCCGCGCCATCAACACGGCACTCGGTGGCGACCTGTCGCGGCTCGGCGAGCTGTTTTCGGACGCCCAGGTCCAGAAGGGTCTCATTCCGCTGCTGACGGGTCTCGAGGACTACATCCGGCTCCGCGACGAGGCGGCGAGAGCCGATGGCGTCATCAGCGCCGACTTCACCCGCATGATGC